TGTATTGTCTTAGGGTATCACGTTGTAGTAGTACCACATTGTATTGTCTTAGGGTATCACGTTGTAGTAGTACCACATTGTATTGTCTTAGGGTATCACGTTGTAGTAGTACCACATTGTATTATATCTGATCTGATATACATCTAATCTGACATATGATTACTTATTTATTAATTCCCTTAGTAGAATCCTAAGGGAATTTCCTGTGAAGGGGCCTAGTGCCCCTTTTATAAAAACAAATGTATAACAAACATAGGGTCACGGAGAAATATCTTCAGATTTTTTGGTAGTCTGGCATTGCTGTTATTCATCATCATTTTAGAAATATCTTCAGATTTTTTGGCAGTCCAGCATTGCTGTTGTTCACTATCATTTTTAGAAATATCTTCAGATTTTTGGCAACCCAGCATTGCTGTTATTCACCATACTAGAATTTTTCCCACCTACTATTTAACAGTCCAGCATTACCATTTCACATCCCAGTCTTATTTACATCCCAGCATAACTTTTTAGTGTACAAAGTCATGAAACTATGATATAATATATTTAAATGATAAGTAAGGATAGGAAACGATAATGCAAGATACCAACTGGGAATTGATACAATTTAAATACGAGTTCTTAGGGTCTTCATTAGAAGATTTAGCTCGTGAACACTCAGTTTCTCCCACCGTCTTGAAGTATAACTCTCAAAATTGGAATCAGATCTCTTTGGAACAGAGTGATCCGGTGGGCATGAAAGAGGTTAAGTCCATTGATGATGTGATTGCCAAACTTAATACTCAAGTTATAAACCAAGCACAAGCCTTCCAAATAATCAAACAAAAGTTTCTTGGTCCAAAGTATATGGAACTTGAAACTACTCTCCTCTATAAAGCAATTTCTATAGCTTCTCATATTGATGAAGAAGATCCCCGTGCAGCAGCAGTGTTAAAATCCTTGACTGATACTTTGATTAACTTGTTGAGTCAAAATCCGTTATTGAAATCTGGGGAACTTGGTGGGGGTGATGGTGACAAAGTGTGGGAAATTAAGATAGTGGAGGCAAAACCAAAGAAAAATGCCGTTCAAGAAGATAACCAAGGGGAAGAGTCCTAGTGGTCACATTATGGCACTAGCTCATAAAACCAAAAAGAAAGGATAATTCTTTTGGGATTGCAATTACAAATACCAGCAAAACTGCAAGCGTTCATAAGTAAACCAAAAAGATATAAGGTTGCTTATGGTGGTAGAGGTGGTGCTAAATCCATGTCTTTTGCTGATATGCTGGCTCTTAAAGCTCATACTGAGGGAGCTTTAGTAGGATGTCTACGTGAATACCAAAACTCGATTGAGGATAGTGTGTTCGCTCTTCTCAAGGCAGAGATTAAGAAACTTGAGATTCCTGGATTTAAGAATTTGAACAATAGAATTGATCACAAGAATGGAGGAGGATTTCGCTTTAAAGGATTAGCGAGATCTATAGAAGCAATTAAATCCATGTTTGGGTTTAAGTACTTCTGGTTGGAAGAGGGTCAGTTTATCTCAGAGGACAGTTTACGAATTCTAACTCCTACCCTCCGGGAAGTAGATTCTGAACTTTGGATTTCGGCGAATCCGATGAGTAAAGCTGACCCTTTTTCACAAAGGTTTATAGTTCCCTTTGAAATGGAACTAAATAAAAATGGATTTTATGAAGATGACTTACATTATATAGTAAAGATCAATCACAGTGATAATCCATGGTTTCCTGCTGAACTTGAAGCTGAGAGAATGAATGATTATCAATCTCTTCCTAGAGCATTGTATGATCACATATGGGAAGGTGAGTATAATGATTCAGTGGAGAATGCTCTTATAAATGCTAAGTGGTTTGATGCTTGTATTGATGCTCATAAAGTATTAGGTTTTGAACCACTTGGAATAAGAATGTCTTCACATGATCCCTCAGATGAAGGAGAGGATTCAAAAGGTTATGCCTTTAGACATGGTTCTGTTATTTTGCAAGTAGAGGAAATGACTACTGGTGATATAAACGAAGGATGTGATTGGGCAACCGGACTTGCCATACGAAATCAATCAGATGCTTTTACGTGGGACTGTGATGGTGTAGGTATTGGTCTTAATAGACAGATAAGTCAAGCATTTAGTGGGAAGGCCATAAGACTATCACAGTATAAAGGATCTGAGAGTGTTGAGTATCCAGAATCCATTTATGAGCCCATAAGTGCTGAAGGATCAGATATATCTTCAGTTCAAAACCAAAAGAGAAATAAAGAGGTATTTAAGAATTTGAGGGTTCAGAAATATTTTGAACTCAGGAACAGAATCTACCGCACTTTTGAGGCTATTGAAAAAAAGAAATATAGGGATCCAGAAACCCTTATATCTTTTTCTTCTGGTATAACTGAACTTAGTAAACTTAGGTCAGAGTTATGTAGAATACCAAAGAAACATAATTCTAATGGAATGCTTGACTTATATTCAAAACCAGAGATGAAAAATAAGTTTAAAATTGTGTCGCCAAATCTGGCAGATTCTGTTAAAATGTTATGGAAAGTTCCTAAGGTAGTAACAATTGGAATTGCTAAAAGACCTCCAACTATCAGAGTCATAGGTTCAACATATAGAGACCAGAAGCGGAGGATGGCTTACTGATGTCATTAGAACTTAAAGATCTGAAAGATATGCACGAAAAAGCTTTTATAGCTAATCAAGTTCCTAGAGAACGAGCTTCCAATGACCTTGTATTCTATTGGATCACTCAATGGGACGATGATATACTTCAATCTTCTCAACTTGCGTATAAAGGTGAATTTGATATCCTACGTAAAGCTGGAAGGCAAATTCTATCAGATCTTGCTTCAAATCCAGTTCAGGTAGACTTCACTCCTATAAATGAAACTAGAACAGATTCTGCAGAACTTGCGGATGGTTTGTATAGATCTGGACTTCAGAAAAATACTTCTATAGAGGCTTTTGAGAACGCTGAAACTGAGAATGTAGTTTGTGGAATGGGTGCTTGGTTGTTGTATACCAAATACGAAAGTAGAAATGTTGACAATGATAAACAAGTAATACTTCGTAAACCTATTTTTGAAGCTAATAACACAGTGTTTTGGGATCCAACTTCAAAACTGTTAGATAAGTCTGATGCAAAATATTGTTCAGTTTTAACAGCATATTCGGAAGGTGGTTATATAAATCTTGTTAAAGAACTTACCGGAGAAGAAATTGACCACGTAAATGCTGATTCATTTAAGTTTCCTGAGCACTCTTATACATTTCCATGGTTAGGAGGAGAAGGTAAAAAGATTTATATTGTTAGCTTCTATCATCTAGAAGAAATTGATGATACTATCCTTACCATGGAGGATCCGTTTGGTGAGACTCTTGATTTAAAAGAATCTGATTTAATGAATGTAATGGATGATATGATTGACATGGGTTATTCCATAGTTTCTGAGAGAAAAATCAAAAGAAACAGGGTTACAAAGTATATTGCTTCTGGAGCAGAAATACTTAAAGAAGAAAGAATAGCTGGTCAGCATATCCCAGTGATTCCATGCTATGGAGAACACGCAGTAGTGGAAGGAGAAGAATACTGGGAGGGTATAACAAGACTTGCCAAAGACCCGCAACGTCTAAGAAACTTTGCTTTTTCTTATATGGGAGATATACTCTCAAGATCACCCCGTCAGAAACCAATATTCTGGCCTGAACAATTGCAAGGATTTGAAGACATGTATTCTGAGAGTGGCATCGATAATGCATATCCCTATTTACTAATGAATAGAAAGACAGCAGATGGTGAAGAACTACCTCCTACACCAATAGGAGTTATGCCAGAACAACCAATGCCGTCTGCTCTTCCCTTGGTATTAGCTCAAACTAGAGATGCTGTTACTGATGTAGCTAACCCAGGTGTTCCTGATAAAGTTGCTGAACCTGACATTTCTGGGAAAGCTGTGCAAAGATTGGAAGCTAGGATTGAACGTCAGTCTATGAGATTTCAAACTCACATGAAACATGCAAAACGTAGAGATGGTGAAGTTTGGATTTCTATAGCTTCTGAAATTATAGATACTCCAAGAAAAGTTATGGTTGAGTTACCTGATGGTATTAAAAAAGAAACTCAAGTAATGGATACTATAGTTGATAAAAAAACTGGTGATCTTATTACTGTTAATGATTTGAGGAGAGCTGAATTTGAGGTTTTTTCAAAAATAGGTCCCAGTTATTCAAGTCAAAAAGAACAAACAATTGATAGACTAGAACAGATGGTAATGTTAATGCCACCTGAAGATCCTGTTAGAAAAGCTTTACAACTTAAAATACTTGCTCTTTCAGATGGTGTTGAGTTTGATGATATTAGAGACTATGTAAATAAGCAATTAATTATGATGGGTATTAGGAAACCACAAACACCAGAAGAAGAAGCTTTCGCAAAACAAATGGCAGAGCAACCTAAACAGCCTGATGCTGCTACAATGATAGCTATTGCAGAAAATAAGAAAGGAGATGCTGATCTTCTTGAGCAAAAACGTAAAGGAATTGAAATGCAATTGGTTGCACAGAATGCTGAAAGACAATCTTCTATTGATGCTTTTGATGCCCAAACAAAACGTATGGGTGTATTAATTGATATGAAAGTTGCTGAAAATAAAATTGATATGGATCAGGTAGAAGCTCTTGGTAAACAAGTTGATAGAGCTACTAAACTTATAGATTTAAAAAGTGTAACTAGCAAAGTAAATGCTGGATACGAACAGAGGCGAACTGGTTAAACGTAAGTACTTGTGCTATCACAAGGTACCTAACATCAAGGAGGAATATGATGGGTGAAGTAAATCTGGCAGAAAAAGAAGAAATACTGGAAGAGGAACCCCAAGAGAATCTAGAGGAAGAAGTTATAGAAGAAGAACTTGGGGAAGATGGTAAACCTGTAGAGAAAGTAGATGACTGGATGAAAGAAGATGATGACCAGACATCATCTGATGTCATGCCTGTCAGTGCACACATTCGTGCAAAACGGAAGTTAAAGGGAAGAATTGAGGAGAAAGATTCTGAGATTGAAAATCTTAAGAAAGAAGTTGATGATCTTAAGAAACAGAGATCAGTATCTACTCCTAAAGATGAAACCCTAATAAGACCTAAAGAAAGTGATTATGAGTCAGTAGAAGCTTATCAGACTGCCTTGGATGAGTATGAGGATAAACGACTTGATTCTAAGTTTTCTGTTGTACAAGGGAGAAAGCAACTTCAAGAAACACAGACGAAGGCAATTCAACAACTTAATAAAGCAGTAGATGAGCATTATTTACGAGCAGATAAGTTGATTGAAACTAGTGGTATCTCAGCAGAAACTTATAAACAGTCAGATGAAGCAGTAAGAAACGCTTTAGAAGCGGTTAGGCCAGGGCAGGGTAATATAATCACTGATCAAATAATTGCTATTTTGGGGGATGGTTCTGAGAAACTTATTTATAAACTAGGAAGAAGTAAAGCACTTCGTGGTGAATTTATAACACTTCTTTCAGAAGATCCTCACGGTTTAAAAGCAATGGCTTTCTTAGGTGAACAGAAAGCAAAACTATTAAATACTACTAGAAGGAAATCAAATGCACCTGCTCC